GTATCTAACCAATAAGCACCGTTAGCTGCTGCTGCCGAAGGAGCAGTAGTTCTTGCTGTTAGCTGATCTAAGTCAACATTTGCACGTAAAACATACGCACGATTTGCAATACCTAGGAAGCTATAAGCTGCCATTAAGCCGTACTCGTTTAATTCGTGACCGTGTAACGGAGTGCCGCCACTTGATTTGAAAATTGGATTACCAAAATTTGTAAGCAGGTCTCTTTGGCTGGTAATCAACTGTACCTTGCCTGCTGTTGCTGCTGTAGTATAAGCTGCTGTGCCACTACCGTCTGGAGTGCTCTTATCTTGCGCTGTTGCAATTACGATAAGAGGTACAGTGCCTGTTCCGGCTGGAGCATAAAAGCTCTCGTCGGTAACGCTTACACTTACACCAGGTGAAACTAATGTTGCCATGTTATTCTCCCGTTAATAGGTTAATGTTTCCTATGCAAGTATTTATGCGAAAACGAAGAAAACCGGTATTATTTGAATACCGGGTGCAACAGAATAGAAGGTTTTTGCTAAATAGCCTCAGACTGCAACTAAGCGAGGCTTTTTAATATCTAAGTTGATTTCTAGTACACGGTGGTGCAAATCTTCAAGTGTGCCAGTGTTAAAAATAGTGTAGTCAGGTTTGAATCCTACCCAGTTCCATTCGCTTTCGTGAATATCTCTGTAGCGTGTCTGCATAATCTTGCGACTTACTGCATTACCGGTATGTGCGCTGGCAGCAACGTCATACCATTCAGGTAGTTCGCCTCTGCGTACCCACACAATCTTGCCACCTATATCTTTGATCAATTCAAGTTCGTTTTTAAATCGGGCGTCGCTGATTACAATCGACTCCTTGCTAGAAGTATTTTTTCTAATACGATATTCTAGACTATTGAGCCAAATATCCGGTGAAAACTGGTTACGTAGCACATCTGTACCCACTAGTTGTAGTGCTAGTCTGGGTGTAAAATTATCAATGCCTAATTTTCGAGTCCAGAACATGTCTGGTGTTTCTCGAAACTCTCGACTTTCTAATGTGTCGCCTTCTAAAAGTTCTCGAGACCAGCCGAACAATGCAGCACACGCATCTTTTAACGGGGCAGCAAAACTATCTTTCTTACAGCCAAGTTTCACAAACTCTTGTGCAGCGGTATCTTTGCCGCTGCCAATAAAACCAACTAAACCAATGATCATTTTTAACCTATGATAAAACCAAGAGGGCTGTTGCCTTCTTCCATATTGTGAATAGCAAGCTTGAGTCTTTCCAACTCTTGCTGGCCTTCTGTTTTGAGCTCGGCGCCGTTAAGCTGTATTGCGCCGCCCGCGCCCGGAAGGCCGCTGGCATACTTACTACGGGCCTCACCTAGCATTAATTTAGCCTGAGCTAGCGCACAAGCACCTAGCCACGAACTTGCATAAACATCGCCTAGTAATATACTTTCAGGAATAAAATTATAAACGCCAACCATTACTTCTTCTGCATGACGCACATTGCGAAGAAGTTTTAATACTTTGGTATTACGATTCCAAAGGAAGTTATATTCGCTACCAAACACACGCCCAATAGTTTCTTTATATTGTGCAAACGCATCAAACACAGCAAGACCGCCGATTTGGCCTGCTTGCAACATATACATGTTGTTAAATGCTACGTCAAACGGATCAAAGTTTGTGCCGCCGCCGCTGTTAGTACCGATACCCCTACGATATAGTCTGCGGACTTCTTGTACTTCGTTGGGCAGTGTGTACTCTGTAACACCGTCCTGGGTTTGAATATAAATCAAACTTTCTTCTACAGATCCCGAACTTAGTTGACGATATTGTGCTAATGCCAAGTTAATCGCAACATCATAATGTTCTCGGTCAAGTTCTACATCCACAATGCCGTCTGCTAGACGTAACTGTAGCTCTCTAATCAGAGCCTGCCTACTTGAGTATCCTATGCCATTTTGTACCATAATAGTATTTATCTTTTTAGAAGGTACTAATCAGAATAATATGCTCGTTTAGTCGGCCGTTCATAGCAGTCTCTGTGGCATTAATTTCATCAAACTGCTTCTGCATTTTAGTTCTTGCAAGTTTTCCAGCACCTTTGAGTATTTCAGGCTTACGCACAGTTTTGCACACACTCTTTTTAGGATCAAAGCCCACAATACTTGCACCTTTGACTGTTAGCACTTGCCCCATAGAATCTGCTACATAGCAACCCAGCTTACGATTCTTTGTGTTATAAACCCAAAGAGTGGTACATTCAATAATACTAAGCGGATTAATACTAGCGAGCCCGATACTAGGCTCACTTTCCTTGTACTTAATCTTAGCAACTAGCTTTTCCTTGCTCGGTGCTTTCTTAACTCGAGTCTTACGCACGGCCTTGCCGGTATTAATGTAAGTGTCGCAGGCAGTCATAATCTTTTCAAAAAATGCTAGATACTCTTTGCGCTTTTTAGCAGTCATGTAAGAGTAGCCTTCTTTGATCTGCTCGTCCTTCCACTCAACTACTTCTTTTGCTTCCTCATACTGACTTTGGTACATATCTTTAATGATTTTAGCGTGTGCTGCTTTGATAACACCCCCATTAAACACTTGCATTTGATGGTGCGGATCAAATTGAGTTAGATCGAACTCACTGAAGCAAAGCTGATCAACTGCGTCGTCCCACTGACCGCAAAGGTCAGTTACTTGCTCACGCATACGCTGTTGAATTGAAATAACAATACCGTTGTTGACTTTTTGTTTGACCTCTGCTGCTTTAGCTTCGGCAATTTTTTCAGCTCTAGCTAATAGTTCGTTATACTTTTTTTCTAAGTACTCAATAGCAGTGTCTTCAAGCTCAACACCCTTAAGAGCAAGATAAGCGTTCTTACCTGCGCTAGCAAACTCGTATTCTGGAAGTACACTAAGTAATGCAGCTTTCTTTTTATCAAAACGCTCACAATATTTGATAAAACTTGTATGAAGTGTTTTAGATGAGATTTCATAATGAACATAATATCTAGCAGACTGTAATAGCTGCTTATAGTCCATCATAACTCCATTAGAAGTTTTAAAGGGCTTGATGTCTTTTTTTATCAATCCCCACTCAGGTATACTCATACCGTTTATTGAAAGGTTACGTTTTGCTTTAGCTCGAGCCACATGCATCTCCTATGTATCACTTTAGTTATAAGCATAGCATCAATATGCAAGTTGTCAACTAGTTTTTATCACTTTCCTACACTAAATTTCTTTTTAGCATTAAACGATAGATTGTTATCCACAATATGTTTCCATATTTCGATAGTGCGATCTAATCCTTCATTGATTCCAATCTTGGGCGCCCATCCCAGTTTACTAGAAATTTTGGCATTAGAGCTGTTTAACAAATAAATTTCGCCCGGGCGATTGGGTTTAGTATTCCAATTTACATGGCCGTCCCACCCAATTTTATCTGCAATCACCTGCACATAATCCTTAATCTTTATTGCGTTATTAGGCCCAATACAGAAAATCTCACCTGCACACTGTTCTGGATTAGTAATTACTGTTTCCCACGCATCCAACAAATCGTCAATATAGATAAAATTGCGATAGGGCTCGCCGTAGCCCAAGTTAATTTCTTTAGGGTTAGTCAGCATCTGATAGATGATTTGCTCTGTAACGAAGAAGTTGTTATCCTTGCGACCGTATGCATTTGTTTGGCGAATAGCAGTAAATGGCAGGCCATAACTGCGGTGGGCATACTCTAAATATTTTTCACAGGCATACTTAGCTACTGCATAAGGCGCATTAGGGTTTGGCGGAGTGCTTTCGTCAAACGCAATAATGCCTTCTTCTCTACCTTCTCTAATTAAATCGCTAATAGGTTGCCACCCGTACACTTCCATTGTACTAGCAAACACAAAGTTTTTAAGATTGGGCAAGTCCTTTGCAATCTCAATTAAGTTAACAGTACCAGTATAATTGATATCACTGAACGTAATTTGCTCGTAAAAACTTTGCTCTACTTCGGTACGAGCTGCAAGATGCACAATAATATCGGGGTTCGATTGACGTAACTGAAAGCCAACTTTATCGTGTTCTCTTAAATCATGTTGCAAAAATTCAAGCTCGTGTTTATCCTGCAAACGCTGTACCATGTGTTGACCGATAAATCCATCGTGTCCTGTTATAAAAATCTTCATGTTAATTCCCTATCATATTTCACTGTTACCTGCATAGAATAAAAAGGCGCATCGCCCATATTACCAGCTAAATGCCAGTCAT